ATGATGATTTGTTAAGTGAACAGGAACTTAAAGATTACGGTGTGGATATTGATGCGCTCAACGCCTTCAAATTTCTGGCCGGACCAGAAACCGTGCTGGCACTACTGGATGAACGGGAAAGGAACCAGCAATACATCAAATCACGCGACCAGGAGAACGAGGATATTGCGCTAACGGTAGGGAAGTTGCGCGTTGAGCTTGAGGCAGAAAAACAGCGGGCAAAGGATCTGTTTATGGAAAATGCTCGGCTTAAGTCAGGTATAGCCGGTCTGATACACCTCGGTATTCGATATGCAGATGTTGATGTCATGAAAATTGCTGGAGATGCCCAGCTTTCTACCCCATACACTGACAGCATCATAAACAGCATTGCAACAGGCATTCGCATCAACGGAGGTGAGTAGTGCGTGTGGCATGTATTGGCTTGTTACCGTACCCGACTCGTTTTTGGGCTTCTGCGCTAATTGCAAAGCCGTATGTCCTGATGGCTGACAACATCATCCCGGCACCAAAGCGCCGCCATACCGGTATTGCAGCGGCACGACGAGCAGCAAAGAGACGCAGGAGAGCAAAACGATGAAAAACCGTAAAGCAAAGATTCTGTTAGTTCGCAGAAACGCTCCTGGCGTCTGGCAGTGGGTGAGACTCAGCAACCGACGGGTGGGGTTAATGAAACGTTACGGGATGATGGATTGTGGTTTTTGCAAAAAGCCCAGCGCGGCGCAAAACCGCTGGAAAAACAACTTGCGCACTAAAGGAGAGTGATATGACCACTATAACCGATAAGAAACAGTATCCAGGCGAGCAATATCTTAATGAGCTAATCACCAACATAGAGTTTGCTGCAAGGGCACCAGTTGAAGTCGTGAGAGCGATGGCAGCAGAGCTACGGAAGCGGCGCGAAGCTGATAGTGCAGAACCTGCAAGTAATCATGAAGAGTTGCCGCTTGATTATCTCCAAGGTCAAAAAGATGGTCTTGAATGGGCTGCGCAGCTTGCAGAAGCAAATCACCCACAAACTGGCGACTGGCTTTACGATGACCCGCTGGAGCTGGCTAAAGCTAT